GGTACGTCAGCCAATGTAACAGCTATGGGTCATCTTGGTACAAGTGCAAATGTTACTGCAATGGGTAAACTTGGTAATGATGCTACTGTAGCAGATATGGCAATATTGGGTACTGATGATGTTGTTGCTGATATGAATACGTTAGCAACATCTGATATTATTAGTGACCTAAATACTCTTGCAACATCTGATATTGTAACTGATATGAACCTACTTGCTACTTCAGCAAACGTAACTGCAATGGGTCATCTAGGAACTTCAGCTAATGTAACAGCAATGGGATTGTTGGGTACAAGTGCAGTTGTTGAGGATATGGGATTTCTAGGAACTTCAGCAAATGTCACAGCAATGGGTAATTTAGGTACATCTACTGTTGTAGGTCATATGGCTAACTTAAATGCATCTGGTGTAATAACAAACATAGCTAATCTTAATGCTACTGATGTTATAACAAACATTGGAACTGTTGCTAGTAATGTATCAGGAGTAAATAGTTTTGCAGATAGATATAGAATAGCTAGTTCTGCACCAACAAGTTCTTTAGATGTCGGTGATTTATATTTTGATACTTCAGCTAATGAATTAAAAGTTTATAAAGCTAGTGGGTGGGCTTCTGCTGGTTCAACAGTTAATGGTACGTCAGCAAGATTTCATTATGATATTTCTGGAACACCGACAACTGTAACAGGGGCTGATGCTTCTGGAAATACTTTGGGTTATGATGCTGGGTTTATAGATGTTTATGTCAATGGTGTTAGAATGGCACCAGAAGATATTACAATTACCTCTGGAACTTCAGTAGTATTTGCTTCTGCTTTAGCAGATGGAGATGATGTAGACATTGTAGCATTTGGTACATTCTCTGTAGCAAACATTGTATCTACTGGAGCATTGAATAGTGGTTCTATTACAAGTGGCTTTGGCAATATAGATACTGGGTCATCAACAATAACTACGACTGGTGCAATTAGTGGTGGAACATTAACTGGCACACTACAAACTGCATCTCAAACAAACATTACAGCAGTTGGTACGTTAACTGGATTAACTACAAGTGGTGCTTTATCAGCAAAAGGTGGAGCAGTATTTAATGAAGATAGTGCAGATGTAGACTTTAGAGTTGAGTCAAACGGAAATGCTAATATGCTATTTGTTGATGGTGGCAATGACGCAGTAGGCATAGGTGTTTCAAACCCAGCAGATTATACTGAACATTCAGATGATTTAGTTGTCGGTGGTTCTTCTGGCAATAGAGGTATTACAATCGTTGGTGCAGATAATGGTTATTCTATTTTAAGTCTTAATCGTTCCACCAATACTTCTACTACACCTAATGGTGCATTAGAATACAACCATACTGATAATCAACTGTTCATCAAAGCCAATGGACTTAATTCCATACAAATTAATAGTGATGGGACAGTACAAAAACCATATCAATCTGCGTTTTCAGTAACGTCAAATCAAATGAATAATTTAGCAATTAATACTACTACCACAATACAGTTTGCTAATGAAATTTTTGACCAAAATGCAGATTTTGACCATACCAATTATACATTTCAAGCACCAGTAACTGGCAAATATATGTTAAATGTAAATTTAAGAATGGATAATGTTGATATAGCTCATATGTATATGTACATGATTTTAGCAACTTCCAATAGAGAATATGAATGGTTACTTGATATATCTGAATACCAGAATGACCTTGATTATTTGCCATTCACTATTAACGTACTAGCAGATATGGACGCAAGTGATACAGCACAAGTAAAGATGCATATTCCAAATGCTGGTACTGCACAATCAGATGTAGTCGGTAGTAACAAAACAACTTTTAGTGGGTTTTTAGCGTGTTAAGGAGAAAATTATGGCAGAAATAACATTAACAATAAAGGTAGATGATACAGACCAAACAGTATTAAAGAATGATTTATTAGACATTGATGCTTGGGTACAATCAGCAATGACAGGGAAAATTAATAATTGTTGGAAACGTATGCAACAGGAATGGACTACAAAGCTAATGAATGACGATAGTTTTTCGGACAGCATACCATCTAACAAAGCAGACTTTGTAACATTAGTTACTAGCCGTTCTGATTATAAAGATAGAAAAGCTAGAGATGAAGCAAGTAAACTACCAGAGTAGGATAAACTATGAGCCTAGCAAGAAACTTATCTAAATTCAAACCATCTAGTAGTGGTCTAATTGAAACGGCAGATATTGCTGATGATGCTGTAACAACTGCCAAAGTAAATGCAGATGCTATAGGAACTACAGAACTTGCAAATGATGTTGCAATAACTACAAGTGGTGCAGTTAGTTTTACTGGAACTGTAGCTGGTACTGCAATGACCCTTTTAAATACAACTACAGCTTCTAACGTAGCAAATGTAACTTTTAGTTCGTCTTTAATAACTGATACATATATGTTTTACCGAATTATGTATAGTGCTGTTCTTCCAGTAACTAATGCTCAAAAACTTTTTCTTTATGCATCAATAGACAATGGTTCTAATTACAATCTTCCAGTTGAACAAATACTTATGTATCACGATTTAAAGTCTGTAAGTGATAATGGTGTTGCTTCAAGTAGTGATACTAATAATCGTTTTAATTTAAACTCTTCAATTGGTAATTCATCAAGCAAAGGAACTAATGGAACTATTGAATTATTAGGTTTAAGAAATGACAATGCATCTTTTAAAGGAGCAGTTTGGGATTCAGTTTGTGGTATTTCAAGTGATAGTGGTCACACTTCTGGTAATGATTATTGGTGGAATGGTGGTGGAAAAATAATAACTGCTTCTAAAGTAAATAATATAAAGTTAGAGTTTGCGAGTGGTAATGTTTCGCAAGGTACATTTAGTTTGTATGGGATAAAATCATAATGAAAAAAATAGTTGATGGTATAGAAATTGAAATGACTTCTGAAGAAGTTACAGCAAGAGAAACAGAAGAAAAAGCAAATCAAGCAAAAGAGCCAGAGCAAAGAATGGCTTGGTTAAGAGATAAAAGAAATATTTTACTAGCCGAAACAGATTGGACACAGAATAGAGATGTTACTCTTTCAAATGATGCAGATTGGAAAACATACAGACAAGCATTACGAGATATTACTAAAACAGAACCAGCAGATATGGCTTTAAGTAATATAACATTCCCAACTAAACCAAGTTATAATTAATGTTTTCCGTATATCCACTATCGACTAAATCTCTATCAGAAACACTTGCTGAAATCAAACGACAAGTTGATGCTGGTGAACTTACAATAGAAGAAGCTGATTAATGACTAAGAAGACTGTTTAATGTATGGACCCTATTACAGCTCTCGCAACTGCCAGTTCGGCATTTCAATTAATAAAAAAAGGATTCCAAGCAGGACGTGACGTGGAATCTATGTATGGAGATATCGGAAAATGGCTTGGAGCTGTGTCTGATGTCAACCACGCAGAGAAGATGTCTAAGAATCCACCTCTGTTTAAGAAATTATTTCTTGGGTCAAGTGTAGAACAAGAAGCAATGGACGCTTTCGCCGCCAAAAAAAAAGCACAAGCAATGGAAGACGAGTTACGAAGTTGGATTAATATGGTTCACGGTCCTAATGCTTGGGCTGAACTACTGAAGATGCAATCGAAAATTAGAAAGCAAAGGCAAGAACAACTGTATGCTCAAGCAGAATTTCGTTCTAAGGTAATGAACATAGTTGGCATTGTATTATTATGTACAGTATTAGGTGGTGCAATAATGTATATTGGATATTTATTTTATTTAAAAAGAACAGGTGACTTATGACAAAGATGACAAAGATAGTAGAAGATTGGACACACGCAATAGATTCTTTTAAGGTTATACCGAGAGCTTTAATACTGTTATATATGTATCTTACTTATAAAACTGTGTTTTGGTATATGGGTTTAGACTCGCCATCTTTAGAACAGAGTGGTATGGTATCTGTATTGACTTCTGCTAATGCAGTTGCTATGGGTTTATTTATGGGTAGGTCTAGTTGATATGGGTCTTAGTTGTTATACTACACGGAACGGAGATTAAAGAGAATGTCTACTTCAATGATTTGGATACGTGTCTTGGATATGCAGAAAAAGTTAGGGGTCAAAACACACACCAGCAAACTGCGTTTTCCAGAGTTTATGTTACGACTTACTGCATACCTCAGAAAAAAGGATAATGAAGACCCAAAGTATTTGAAAGGTAAACAGTAATGTTTAGTGCTATCATAGGTCCAATTAGTTCTCTTGCTGGTACTTGGCTGGAAGGTAAAGTTAGTAAAGCCAAAGCAGAAACAGATATTAAAGTAGCCAAAGCTCAAGCTGAAGCTGAAGTTTATCGTACCTCTGCTACATCTGAGATGCTTAACGAACAAGCATTGACTGCACAAATGGCTGGTAGTTGGAAAGATGAGTTCTGGACAATTATTTTTGGTGCTATACTTGTTGCTTGTTTTGTTCCGTACACACAGCCTTATGTAAAAGAAGGTTTTGACTTTCTTAATACATCAACTCCGACTTGGTTCTCTACTTGTTTATATATTTGTATTGGTAGTTCATTCGGTTATCGCTTTGGTAAGACTGGGTTACAGCTTATGAACAAAGGAAAGTAATATGGCTACTCCTTTATGGCAAAGAAAAGCTGGTAAGAATCCAGAAGGTGGATTAAACGAAGCTGGTCGTAGGTCTTATAATGCTAAAGGTGGTAACTTAAAACCACCAGTATCAAAAGCTCAAGCAAAGAAAAGTCCTAAATCGGCTAGTCGTAGAAAAAGTTTTTGTGCTAGAATGAGAGGTATGAAAAAGAAATTGACTTCTGCTAAAACAGCAAACAATCCTAATAGCAGAATCAATAAGTCATTACGTAAATGGGATTGTTAAAGGAGATAAGTTATGCCAATGGGTAAAGGAACATATGGGTCACAAAAAGGTAGACCTTCTAATGATGACAAGATGTCAGGTAAACAAAAGAATCTACCTGAAGCTTTGAAGAAAAAAATTATGGCGTCAAAGAAAAGGAAGATGAAGCGTGGCAGTTAATGAAGCTGGTAACTACACTAAACCTACAATGCGTAAAAGAATTTTTGCACGCATAAAGGCTGGTACTAAAGGTGGTAAGGCTGGTCAATGGTCAGCTCGTAAAGCACAGATGTTAGCTAAAGAATATAAATCTAAAGGTGGAGGTTACACAGGGTGAAGGCACCACAAAAAAGTTTACTCGATTGGGGTAAACAGAAGTGGCGTACTAAATCTGGTAAGCCTAGCACTCAAGGTTCTAAAGCTACTGGCGAAAGATACCTACCAACCAGTGCGATAAAATCTTTATCGGACGCTGAGTATCAACGCACCTCACGCAAAAAGAGAGAAGACACACGCAAAGGTAAACAGTTTTCTAAACAGCCAAAGAAGATAGCAAAGAAAACTAAAGGTCATAGATAATGAAAAAAAAAATTAAAACACCAAGCAAAACTTTGTTAAA